ACGCCGGCGTTGATGTCCTGGAAGGACAGCGTGCCGTTGGCGTCCCCGACCGCCGCACTGGCGGGCGCGGCGTCGTCGAGCACGTTGAAGGCTGCGCGGTCGAGCCGCTTGCTCATGTTCGTCGCGTGCCCGACAAGATGGTCGTCCAGGAGGTCGAAGATGTTGTCGTTGATGTCCTCTTCGGGGATCTTCGAGCCCTTTTTGAAGATCCGGCGTTCGAGCTCGGGGCGGCCGTAGGTTTCGCGGTCGTAGGTCGTGTCCGCGCCCGGCTCGACCTCCTCGGGTTCGCCGAGTTCCTCAGCCGGAACCGGCACCGTGAAGGTTTCGCCGGCGCCGTCCGGCACGCCGCCGGGCGGCTCCATGAAGAAGTCGCGGACAACTGTGCGTGTTTCGACCCGTTCGGCCGCCAGCTGTGAGACGGTCGTGGGGTCGACGACTTGATCGATGTTTGGAAGTGCCATCTCTCTGGGTCCTCACTGGTTAGATGTTGACATGCGCGTACCCGTCGTCGATGTCGGGGATCCCGCCCGGCGCGTTGCCCTCGCCGTACATCGTCACGATCCCCTTCGCCGAGCTGCCGGCGGCGAGTTCGCCTTCGGTCGCCGAACTGGTGACCTCGACGCCCGCGCCAGTGCCGCTCGCGACGTTCGCGACGACCGGGCCGCTGTGCGTGACGAGTACCTCATCGCCGGATTCGACGCCGTCGGGGTAGTACCCGACGACGCAGTACACGGTGGGGTCGTTGGTGTCGTCGGCCGTGACGAGCTCGCCATTGGCGTCGAGCGCGGCCGCATCACCGGACGAGAGGGCTTCGGCTGCGGTCCGGGTTTCGGTGTGGTGGGCGTCGCCCTTGTGGGACTGCCCGGGTTCGAGACTCATCCCTCTGCCTCCTCGGTGATGGAGTCGAGTTCAGTCTCGAGCCGCTCCATCTCCCGCTCGGCCAGCGCACTATCCTCTCCGTCGAGCGACGAGAGGCGTTCTTCGATCTCTTGCTTCCGCTCGCGGTCCTCGTCGGAGAGTTCGACCGAGGAGGGGCCGCTGCCGGTCTCGGGCGACTGGGCGAGCGATTCGACGTCGAGTGCGCCGTTGTCGGCCTCGAACTCCGCCGCCAGGGCTTCGAACGGCATCACCTCGATGGTCGGCTCGCTCAGCCCCGTCTGCGCTTGGAGGGCGTCCGCTAAGACGTCGCGGACCTCGCTAACGCGCTGTTCGAGCGTTGTGTAGTCGGGTTCGGAGACGACCACGGGGTCGTCGGTCTCGGTGGCCGTCTCGAGCAGTGCGTCGTGGTCGGAGAGCCGCTCCGCGGCCTCGGTTTCGACGACCGTGGGGTCGTCGAGTTGCCGGGCGGCGGCGAGCAGCTCGCGTTCGGCATCTGTTAGTTCGTCCATGAGTCCATCACTCACAGTCTCGCTATCGTCGTCTTCGTTTGGTGTGCTCGAACCCATAGTCTCGTTCGGGTCGTCATCACTCGATGGGGATTCCTCGGGGAGTTCGTCCACGACGGTCAACGACTCCCGAGGGTGGCCAGTGGTCGTGCCGGACGGTTCGACGCCGCCGTCCCCGTCCGGCCGATACCGCTCGACGAGCACCGCCGGCGGTTCAATAGCTTCGTCGCCGGCGATCTCCTCGAGGCGCTCCTCATCGCTTTGGACCTCCCTTACGCGGCCATACACCGGGCCGTCGTCGCCGGGGAGCTGAACGAGCGCGCCCTCCTCGACGTCCCCCGACGCGGCCGTGGCTTCCACGTCAACGTCCGCGTCAAACTCCTCGTCCAGCAACCGACCAGCAACCCGTTGGGCACTCGCCAGCGCGTCATACGGGATGTCCGCCTGGCTGCCGCGGCCCGACCGGACCGCCCCCAAGGCGCGACGGTTCAGCTCGTCCGTTGCCGGGTCGACGACGGGGAAGAACCGTAGCTCCCGCAGCGTCTCCGCCGACACAGAACCGAGGAGCGACTTTCGCGCGATGAGCGACCGATTCTCCCGCTCAAGGCCCTCGACACTCTCTACCTCCCCCGGTGCGGGTAGTGTGTCGTACCCGCGGAGGTACTCCTCAAGCGTCGGCGTCGACCAGTCGGCATCCTGCGTCCCCGAGTAATCCGGCGTCCTGGCTTGCTGGCGTTGCAAGCCCTCGTACACCGGCGGCTCGTCGAGCGCCTCCATGACGTCGTTCGCGACACGTTGGGCCCACTCGACGTCCCACCCCCACTTCGCTTGTTGGGCGTTCCCACAGTCCTCCCACAACTCGTCGCCCCACTCCGACGGCGGGTCGTCAGTCGTGGTATCGTCCTCGTGGCTCGAGAGATAGGCCGGGATCGGCGTCCCGCCGGAGCGCGTGACGAAATCCGCCGGCTCCAACTCGTCGTCAAGGATCTGTTGCATCCGCGTGTCGCCGACGCCGGTCCCGCACGACTCCGGGATAAGGTCGTCCGCCTGCGCTTGTTGGGCGGCCTCCGCCGCGGCGACGACGCGCTGTGGTGGTGAGACGTCGACGTCGACCTCGTTCGCCTCGCTCGGGGACTGGAGGCCGTCGAAGTGTCGGGCGAGTGCTTCCGCGGTCCCCGGTTGGATGGAGGCTGAGGCGTGGGCGCCGTCGGCGACGATCGCCAGATCGCGGTACCCGAGGATCTCCTTGACGCGTTCCGCCTCTCGATCGGGATCGTGCTCGCCGGGTTCAAACGCGACGCTTGGGGAGACGTCGACGCGGCCGCGAGCGATCTGTCGGGCCCGATCGGGGTCATCGATCTCGCCCTTGTAGACGAGCGCGTCACGGTCGTCGTCGTATACAACATCCACGACTTGACCGATGATGATGTCGGGATGGGGTTGTTTGTCACCGAGATCTTGGTGGTCATCCGGGTCAACGATCGGAACCCCTTCGAGGTGGTCGGCGGCGTCTCGCAAGACCTCCGGTGGCCAGTACCGTCGCTCGCCGGACATGCCCAGTGTCACTTCTGCGGCTTGGGCGACGCCATGGACGGTAAAGGGGCCGTCGTCGAAGGTGGCGTTGCCTGTGATCGTTGCGTTGCCGGTTTGGAGTCTGTCAGTGACAGTCATGTTTTACCAGTCCACACATGGGTGGAGCAGCGGCAGTTCGGGTGAGATCTCGCTGGTACTAGCGAGCGGGCCTCGCTGATGTCGTAGGGCTCTCCAGCTTTGAGTGCTTGACACTGTGGGCAGGCCGTGTTCGCGAGTAGGAGCCCGACTTTCTGCACGCCGGCCCGTTCCCACTCCGTGGCACGAGCAGCGTTCATCGAGTTCATCACTTCCGTCCTTGCGATCCGGGTCGCTCGATTCATCGCCCCCATCGGCGACCCATCCTCAACCCGACCAACGACTTCGGTGAGATCGTCCGCGATCGTTCGGGGGTTCTCGCCGGCGGCCACGCCCTCAGTTAATCCACGGCGGAGGTCCGTCCCCAGCTGGTTGGTCATTCCCTCGAGCTCGTTCAGATTCCGCGCGTACAACGAGCGTAACTGCTCTTGATGGATGGGGAGACGTAGCGCGACGCCCGTTGTCCCCCGCCCTTCCGATATTTCGAGGGTTCGTAGCTCGTTGTGGGCGTCTTCGACCCCGCGCTCGTAGACCTCCTTGATGTACTGGTTTTCGCTACCGAACCGCTCGAGAATGTCGTTCCGGGTCTGCGTATCGATCCACTCGGTAAATGCGTTGGCCTTCTGCGCGTCGGTATTAAAATCGAACTGGCCCCTTCGAGGCGTGTCGGCTAGGGCCTCGATGCCGAGCGCGTCGTTCTCGACGAGCCCGCGGCGGAGTGCTGCGCGGATCCCTTGGAGTGCGCCGCGAAGCCGCTGCGCATAGCGCCGACGAAGTGACCGGACGCGGGTTGGCTCATCGCGTTCTCGGGCTCGCTCGAGGAGTCGTTGGTGTCGGCGGGTCTCGGCGATCTCCGCTTCGGTGCTCATGCCGTCCGTTCACCTGACTCGTCGAAACCGCGTCGAGTCACACCCGGGACACGTAGATGGGATCGGTCCGGGGCCGACGAAGTACCCGCAGCCGGCGCACTCGTATTCCACTGGCGCGGCTTCGTATTCGTCCCCGTCGGCCGTCTCGGTGTCATACACCATCGGCCGTCACCCCATCACCATCAGAATCCGGCTCGAAGCTCTCGATCATGTGCTGCAATTCTTCGGCGCTTTCGTCGGCGTCGATCTCGTCGCCGGCGAACACCTCATCGGGGAGATCCATCGTCATCTTGAGGAACTCCTCAACGTCGAGCACCATGTCAACCGGCACATCGCCTAGGCCGCTGTCGAGGGCTGACATAAACTGCTCCATCCGCTCGATCTCCTCATCCGACAGCTCGGCAACCGGGTTCGACGACGCCGCCGGCGCTAACTCGACCGCCACCCCCGACGCGTCCAACCTGGGGTGTCGGTCGGCGACGTCGCGGAACGCCTGCGTCCAATCCCGCGACTGCGCCCGCCGCTCCTCAGTGATCAAGTCCTGATAGGACTCGCCTTGCTCGCCCGTGACGTGCTGCGTGATATCGTCCCCGTGGGCAGTGGCGTATTTCGGCGCTGGGAGCGGGGCGAGGATGTCGTCGACGAGGTGTTGGAGGTCGTCGTCCAAGGCTGGGAGGGATGGTTCCCATTGGTCGAGTGTGATCGAGCCGTCGTGCCCCATCATGCTTCCGGGATCGAGTTCGTCCGCGTCGTTGATCCAGTCGTCTTGCTCGCTGTCGTCCCACTCAGTCAAGATGATCTCGTCGCCGGCCTCGACGACCTCGGTGTTGAACTCGGCGACCCAGACGCCTTCGACTTTGGCCTTGATCGCCTCCGCGCGGTTCCGCTTGATCTCGTCGTAGTCGAAGGCATCGTCGCTGATGGCCTCGATCGGGCTGGTGCCGAAGACGCCGTCCTCTGTTGTGTCGTCGCCGCCGATGTCGGGGTCGTTGACCTGTTTGAGGACGTCGTGTTGGGAGAGCGCGACGTCGTCCTCGTCGAAGCCGTTTCGGCGGTGGCCGAGGATTGAGGCGTCGTCGAATTGGATGTACGCGGCCGCCTCATCCCGTCGCGTTGTCTCCCCGGCGGTCTCCGTTTCGTCGGGGGCGAGGAGAATGTTCGTGCCCTCGTGAACTCGTGCGGAGACGGTTTCGGGCCGGATGTGTTTGAAGCCCTGAATCCGGGGCTTGGGCTCGGTTTTGTCGTCGTCTCGTTTGAGGTACTCGTGGAGGGCGGTCCCGCGGGTGTATTTTTGGACGATACTGGTTTTCAGGTAGGGGTAGAAGGGTTGGTTGCGTTCGCCGGCGATCACCGCACAGTTCTCCACAAACCCACCAGCGGGTGCGAACTCGGGGACCTCGGCGTCGTCGTTGGGGTCGCCGGTGAAATAGGCGTGGGTGGTGGGGTCGTCGGCGGTGATGCGGATGCCGGGTTCGACGACGTCGCGGATAAACTGATTGATGTTGCC